CCAGCTAGAAGCATCATTGGATACTGGAAGATATCCATAATGTTCACGTTCATCTGCCTTAGCAACAAAAGAATAATGATAAAAAGAATCACGTTTAAAATGGCGGGAAGCATATGTAATAAAGGTGTCAAGTAATTCATCCTTTGCAAAAAAATCATAGATAGATTTGCCGTCATCATTTTTCGTATAGTTAATACGAGTTTTCATCATGGTAGGAAACCATTGATTGACTGCATTACCTACTACACTGGTATTTCTAATGACATCTCTTTCGCCAGTTAATTCGTCCACAGCTTCAAATTTATGAACAGGAAAAGAATGCATTTGATTGAACTGTTCTATAATTTCATGTTCATCGTAACCAACTCTAGGTGGAAGATTATGATTGTCCCATAAATCAACAACAGTCTTTCGAAGGTCTATAACCCACACACGAAACTCATCTTTGGACATCCAAAGAACTTCTTCAAAATGTTTGTTAACTGGAGAATCTATAAGTTCTCTGTTTTTCTCATAAAACCAATTCATTGTAGTATTAACTCTTTCAATTCAGGTGTAGTTTTAACATCAACAACCAAATGTATTCTATTTTGGTCGCCTTCATTGATTACTGTATGTGGCTTGCGAGTATCAAGCACCCAACACTCACCAACTTTCATATTTACTTCTTTTTTAAGACCAGTTGGTCCCCATACTCCAAATTTTACTTTTTCATTAGTTTGTATAGGAAAATGCAACCTACTAATATTCCCAATATTGCAACCAGAATCCGGATCAACTTGATCGGTGTGTCGTGTAAGCTCTCCACCACCAGGCACAAGCTGCATAAACCTAATACGATGTAATTCTGCATTACCCAAAAATTTGAGTAGTTCATCCACTTCTGGAAATTCATTACGAAGATATGTATCTTGGAGATAAAATTCTTCATCTTTATGTTCCTCTTTCCATTTCTTACTCATTTCAATTGGTTTTTCAATACGCATAATATCTGGCGTATAACCACGTAAAGAAATTGCTGACCAAGATTTTTTCTTGTTGTAATTGCTATAGTGATTTTGGAATTTAATATTAAGATTTTCCAACTTAACTTTAATTTTTTTAATTATATCAGAGTCTACATCAATTGTCAACTGTTTAATGAAAATATTTTCTACCGGATCCAAATATGGATGAGTTCTTGGTACCAGAACATTTTTGGAATTTTTAAAGTATATTGCATAAATTTCTCCAAATGTTGTAATTTTGCTACCCACATAGTCGAAGTAATATTGTGCAATCTTTCTGATATGTTTATCTTCAGCCCAAACATATAACCAAACATTACCTTCTACCTGTTCGCAAACATCTTCAATATAATCATCAGTACCACGAAGTTTAGTAATAACATAATCGCCAGGTACTTTAGTACCAATAGTAACATTTTGATACATGGTAATTGGCGATGATTTACTCACCTTAGTTATAACATATGAGCCATCATCATCAATCGTGAGATGACCGTTGTGTAAATCTTCAGCTATGTTATTTTTCTTGTATTCTGCAAAAGGAGAATCTGCAAACTTGTTATAGTCTGCATAGAGAACTTCAAGCTGTTTTAGATAATCCAGATCGTGTCCGTGCTGCCAATCTTTCATTTACTTTCCTATATCGTGTAAGTAACTTAGTTTTTTTCTTTTTTGCTGATTGAAGTGCTAATGGTTTTGCTTTGCTAGTATATCTGATACCATTCATGTGGTCAAGTTCATGTAAGAAACAACGGGCACTTATACCAGAATAAGTGGCTTGTTTCGTATTACCTTCATAATCTTGGTATTCTACTTGAATACGTTCTGGTCGAGTAATGTGGATGAACAAAAATGGATATGATAAACATCCTTCTTCCATGTGTACGGTTTTATCTGAAACACTAATAATTTTTGGATTAAAATGCGCTACATAATCATTACCAGCACCCATAACAAATACTCTGTGTTTTAGTCCACATTGATTTGCAGATAGTCCTAGACCTTTATGGTAAATACATGTTTCGACTAATTGTGAAGCTAGAGATATTGGGTTAACAGGCGGATTACTAAAATCAAAATCAGGTATCATTTTATCCAAAATAGGATCATTTTCTGGTACTAAACTTAACACCTTTACCTGCTGAATTTGTGTTCCACTATCTTCTGTATTAATTCTAATAATATCACTCATTTTGCTATCCTTGAAAAGTTATTTTTTTTCTCAAATCGAATCACCGACCTAAATTTGTCAAACAATTGGTCACCTTTATGTGAAATGACAAATACATTCGTGTCTTGTCCAATATCATACATCAATTTTAAAAATTCATCAGTACCTACAGTATCTAAGCTGCTATCAAACACTTCATCTAAAATTAACAAATTTGTGTTGACACTATTTTTTAATTTGGCTATTTGTCTCCATGTGAATAATATAGCCAAATCAATTCGCATTTTTTCACCTTCAGAAAAATTGTGATAGCTAAAGTCATCACGATGACGAGATTTGATAGTTTCTTCAAAATTTTCATTTAAGTTAAAGTTAATAAATGAATCCATTGCAGTCAAATACTTGTTAATCAACTTATTCATAATTGGAAGATATTGTTTGATGATCTTTGTTTTGATACCAGTATCTTTCAACAATGTTCCTGCAAACTCGTAATATTGTTTTTCATCTGCTAGTTGTTTTTGTTTTTCAACAAGACCGGCAAGTTGTTCTCGTAACTCTTTAAGCTTTGTATTTTCTTCTTCAAGGTTATCTTTTCTGGTTGAGAGTTCTGTAATTTCTGCATTAAGTTTAGCCACGTATTTGTTGATTGCTGTAATCGATGCATTATGTTTTATTACCTCAGAGTTATGTTCAGATATGTGGTTAATTATTTTTTCAATTTCTTTGAGTCTTTTACTTGCAGCTTCGTATTGATTTTTGATCTCCTGGACTCCAGTGCTGACTTCTCCTTTTGCTTGATTGTTTCTATCAAGTTCTCCAGCTCTGAACGTGTCATCGATATGCTGCTTGCACGTTGGGCAGTTGTCGTTTTGCTCATAAAATAATAACTCCTTTTCTATCTTCTTCAATCTAGATTCCAGTTTAGATTCTAGTGTAACAAGTTTACCGCTTTTCTTTTTTACAGATTCATGATCTTGAATCTTACTACCAAGAACATCAATGTGTTTTTGAATCGATACGATATCTCTATTTAGGAGAAAAATTTGCATCTCTGATTTTGTAATTTCTTCTTTCTTCTTTTCAATTTCGGTATCATTGTGTTTCTTATGTTCCTCGATATTCATTTTCTGTAGAGTAATTTTCTCCGCAGTCAAATCCATATCATATTTCAATCGAGTATTGCTGTCTTTTATCTCAGACATTTTTTGTTTTACCAAACCATTCATGCTAGAGAAGATTTGAATATCAAGTAAATCTTCAATGATACCTCTACGATCAGCAGCAGATAATTGCATGAATGGAGTAAATGATGCAGAACCAAGAATAACAATCTGCGTAAAAGACTTGAAGTTTAATTTAAGTATGTTCTTTTCTAGAACTTCTTGGTAATCTCTTGATGCAGCATCTTGATTCAAAAGTTTACCTTCTTGGTAAATTTCAAAGATATTTGGTTTAATTCCACGAATAATTTTGTATTCTTTTTTACCAACTTTAAATTCTATCTCAACAATAGAATCTTTTTCATTGATTGAATTTGGTAATTGTGGTTTGTTGATTTTTCGAAAAGGTTTACCAAATAAACCAAAGGTCAATGCATCAAGAATTGTTGATTTTCCTGATCCATTTGTACCAATAATAAGTGTATTTGGTGAACGTGTGAAATCGATTTCTGTAAACCAGTTACCAGTAGATAGAAAATTTTTCCATCTAACCTTAGAGAATGTTATCATTGTTCTGTATTGATCGCTTCTACGTAAAGTTCTTTAAGAATGTTTTTTAGTTTGCTGGCATCTAAACTATCATCTTGGATTGCATCCACATAATTGTTTAAGATAGTAAGAGTATCCTCAGCTTGATCAATTATATCATCATTAACACCTTCTGTCAAGTCTGTAAAGTCCTCAACAATGGTAATATCGGCTGGGTTTGTTTGGTAAAGATTGTTGATGAATACATCGAACAAGTATGGATTAGCTTTGTTCAATACCACAACCTTGACAAACTTATTGGTATATGGTGTCATATCATAATTAGTTAATTCTTTGATTTCTGCTTCTTTATCGTCATAGACAATTTTATGAAACATTACATTAGGGTTCTCAACAAATACAAGGTGTCGAGTATCAAGATCAAAAATATGGAAACCACGAGGATCCTTATAGTCTTGCCATGTAAGTTCATATGGGTTACCCAAGTAGTAAATCCCATTAGCAGAAGATTTATGATGATAGTGCCCACTAAAAGTAAATTCAAACTTGCGGAAAATTTCACGATTTAATCCTTCTTCTGATGGCATTCCTTTATGCATTGCAAACCCTGCAATTTCAAAATGACCCATACAGATATCAGAAGTTGACTCTTTAATGAACTGCATAGCTTCATCATAATTATCTGAACATATCCATGGTATCATACAAATTTGATGTGAACCTACATGAATATGTTCTGGGCTATCAATCACATGAATGTTACCATATTCTTGTAGTAGCAAATCGACCGAATTAACATCATTGGTATTCTTGAAATATGTATCATGATTACCAGCTAACATGAATACTTCAATACCTTCTTCATTTAAAATATCGAAGAACATCTCTTTGGTTCTTTTTAATGTGTAGAAGTTTACGTACTTTCTTCTATCAAAAGTATCACCAAGTATTAATACTTGGCGTATACCTTCTTCTCTTAATTTTGGAAAAAAAGTTTCTCTGTAAAATTTTTCATAATAGTCCAAAAATACAAGAGCGTCATTTCTAGCCCCAAAATGTTGATCCGTGATTATTGCTACTTTAGACATTCGTCATATTCCTTATTCATCTTTTTCATTCTCAATACTTCTCCATCATATACACGTTTACGTAAAGACGAACTGCTATAAGGATGTTCTCTTTCATGATAATGCAACTCAATACCACGATCTAAACACCACTGTTTACCGGTAAAGTCTTTTGTTTTATATTCATCACCAAGAAAACGAATATCAATATGTTGAGTTTTTAACATATTCAATAAGTCATCTTCAGTATGATATACAATAACTTCATCCACATAACGACATGCTGAAACACACACATATCTTTCATACACCGACATGATTGGTTTGTTTTTGGTATCTGGACGATCTACTGTTGGGTCAACTTGAATAGCCACAATTAAATAGTCACAATGTCGTTTTTCTTCTTTGAGCATAGTAACATGTCCAGCATGAAACAAGTCAAATGTGCTACAATTAAATCCAATTTTCATATCAAATTTCCTTATCTAATATTCTTTGACCATAGTAATTAAAAACGGTTTCGCAATCATCAGCTTCTAAAATGTGTGCTTTATATTTTTCAATGTTGTTTAAGATTGCTTTTGGAAAATAATCATCAAATTTAACTTTTTTCCAAGACCCAGAATTTTGATTTATATGATTTTTATTTTCATTAATATGTTTATCAATATTCACATTATCAATGTGTTCTGAATTATTAAATTCTGTATGAGAATAACTCTTTAATTTATTTTTAATAAAGTCATCACTACCAAAAGAACTAAAATGCCATGCAGCGTGATGTAACAACACAGATGTAATTGGTCTAAATGTATTTGTTACTTCTTGAAATTTGTATTTAAATCTTTCACGCTCAATTGCTGATCTTCTCATAGCAGATGGTGTATATGAAAGATTACTATAATATCTATATGCCGTTGGCCAAACTGTGTATTCATTTACGGTATTTAAATAATTAAATTTAAAATTAAATATAGGAGCCATCAATGCATAGTAATCATATGAATTTTCTCTCATAAACAAAAGTGTTTCTGGACGAATAATTTCATCACAATCTGAGATGATTAGAATATCATTATCTTTTAGTCCAATTTGATCCCATCCTATTTTAAATTGATTTCTTGTCCAATCTTCATTGGCAAATGCTCTGTCTCTGTTAACTACTGTTTCACCACTTTTTGGTTGATTCACTTTAACGTAAAGAATTTTATCTTTCCATTTTTCATATCTTACCATATTTTTTTCTAAGTTATATTCTTTTGGTATCTCAGAAAATGTGTGGTCAGATTCCACTATAACAAAGTAATCCACATAAGGATACATTGTTTCTAATCGCAACTCAAGTAAATCATACTCGGAATGAAACAAAAAATTATCTATTATTCTCATAATATCACTCTTCCAAAAAATTTTCAATACCTTTAGGCTTATTTGCCTCTTTTTTCTTACGTTTGCCTTCCTCGTAGTTTTCTATGTATTCGGAAATGTTATCATACAGTTCAAACTGTTTTGTGGTACCATCTTCAAATTCCATCATTTCATATTCGTCTAAAATGCCAACTTGTTGAGTGGCTTTATACTTAATATACAACTGCTTTTTTTCTTTCTGGATGCGGCGAAGAAATGCAAAGTAAATGATTTGTGTAAAGTATGCGAATGGATTTTTAGATTTGCTTGGATCAAAGTTTTCAAAATACATTAAACAATTTTCAATACCATCACCAATCATTTCATCTCTATGTGGATAATTGATAAAGTTTGGTTTGTGTGATAAACCTTCTGCAATCTTCATAAAGCACTCACCTATATAATTTGGTACTATAGGTTTAATCAGATTATTGGCTTTGGCTTCTTTGCAGTCTTTCTTGTATTGGATAAGTGCTTTGAGAAAATCCTCATTGTTTACATAATGTTTTTGTTTACGCATAAGTTTACCATAAAAAAGTGTTGACAAGTGTCCTATATAACGTTATAATTAGTATGTCCAGAATGATGCTGATAATAGGATTAATTACTGTAGTGTACTGTGTTCTCTTTCTTCCATAGCTTCAATCAAAGAATATATTTCTTCATCTGACATTTCATCAGCTTTCTTTTTTGTTGCACTAATACTGTGCATCGCTTCTATAGTATCTTCATAATGTTTAAGAAATTCTTCTGTTGGATCAAACCTGCAAAGAATATCATTCTCAAATATTGAGCATATATTTTCTTTGATAACAGTTGGACTAGCCCAATGAGAAAGAGCAAGTATTTGTTTTTGGTTTTTAAAATCATCATGAATATCAATAACCATGGCATTCTTAACTATAATCTTATACTTTTCTTCTGATATACTACCAATTATATCAATTCCTGTTTTTAATCGAACTATTTTAATTTGTTCCATTTGTTAGTCCTATTTTGTATAGTTTATAGGGAAAGCTTTCATCGTTATATATTTTTGTTCTTTCCACAAAATG